AGCTAATAATCTTCGTGTATTGTTTTTATGGCTAGTAGTGCTAAATATTGAATTGATTCTATACTCAAAAGCTTTTACAACATCATATCTAAACTTTTCAAATAACTCAATAACGTACTTTATATCATCCTCAGAAATACCCTTTTCTCTCCACTCATCTACAATAGCACCAATATATTTAATATGCATTTGAGTCTGAGCTTCTATAATGTACATTTTAAACTCATCAGGTTTCATAGCCTCAATATCATCCTTTAGTATATTGTTAAAACTTTCTGAACAAACTTTGATCTTATGCTTAGTAAAGTCTTTACACATCTTACTTTTAGAAATGTCATATTCTCCATGCGTGTAGAACTTCATAAAAGATACCTCTTTCTCTACCCTTGCACAGGTATTAAAAACATCATGATGTTCTAAAGATTTGATTGTTAGTTTATGCTTTACACTTAAAAAAGTATTTACCCATGTAGGTATGCTTTTTTTAAATATCCACATAAAAGCTAAAACCAATATAACTAAAGCTGTTATTAATCCTCCCTCTAAATTCTCTGCTAATTCTTTTAAAACGCTCTCCATATTACATTAACATAAAAAAGTCGCCTCCTGATGTATCAACTGAACTAGATAAACCTTTTATCTCTGTTCTATCTAGTGTTATACTTCCGAATGTCGAGGTAGATCGTAAAGTAATACTACCAGCACTATGCCCAACATCAGCAGATATAGCACCCGTAGCTACTTGTCTATTGGTGTTATGTTGCGTGTAAGTTCTATTTGTTCCTGTTGGTATTTGTTGGCTTGTAATAGCGTTAATAGAGCATGAAGTAATCATTATTAAACTATCATCCTCTACCGTTAAACTACCGTTATTTGGTGTAGATTGACCGCCTGTTCTTGTAGATGCTCCTACACCTCCACAATCAGTAAAGCTCCTAATATGCATAGATATAGGATTCCATTGTGAGTTATTAAAATTAACTCTTAATTGATTTGTACCAGTTGGAGGATTCTCTAAATAAAAAAAAGCCATTCTTTGAGATAAACCACTTCTATTAATCTGATATAGCTGAGTCATAGCAACACCGCCATAAGTACAACTAGTGTAATTCCTAGCATTACTCATAGTAAACTGAGCTATAATTAAACCATCATTACCAGTGTTTTGGGTATGGTTTTGTGTTTTAAAGTTAGCTCCTGGTGTTGGGTTAGCACTTGTAACATTTCCTTTAGTTGGTACTGCCATTATAATTGATTTACGTTAGTGATTTCAATAAGGCTTAAAGCATCAACATTTTCCACCTCTGTCCTAGCCTCATTAACATAACTAACACCACTAAAAAAAGTACTTATTGACACCTCACCTATCTCTAGTTTAGTTCTATTCTCACCTAAAAACTTACCTAATGTACTATCATAAGCCTCATTGATCTCATTTATTACACTTATATCTGTAGTGTAACCAACATCAGTATAGTTTAAATTATCAGTACCCTCTAATTCTATTTTGCTAATTATTGTTATCACTTTTTTTTAATTTTTAATACTTATTATTACTACTTTTTAAACCTCTTCTTTAACTGCTACTACATCCCATTTACTTCCAGCCTCATCATAAACACATCCAATGTATAAAATCTTATTAGCCGTTGTTGTTGATGGTAAAGTAATTCCTATAGCTCTATAAATAACATTCCATGTTAAAGCTCTATTAGTTCCATCATCTGTTAATCTAATAACTAACTTCATACCCGTTGACGGTGTACCTGTTGGAGCTGCTATAGTTAAAGCACTAGCTAAATCTGTCACTACCTCTTGCTCATTCTCATCAATGTTAGGAGTTAAAGTTGTTGCTGTTTCTATACTATTACTAATAGGTTTAACAATGTTCTTTCTAGTAATACTTTTCTTAACATAACTAGCATCGCTATCCTCTAATATAAACTCATCTTGATTATCTACACTTGTTTTCTCAGTTATTGCGGTGATCTCATTAGCAGCATTAACATGAACAGCATTAGCATCACTTGTAGCTGGTAAATCTCCTATAGTAATCTTCTTTTTATTGTTACTATCTGCAGCATCTTCTATTAAAAGAATATCGCTAGATGTTGGTGTAGCCTTAGCCGTTATTGCTGATATTTCAGAGCCTACATTAACATGAACAGCATTAGCATCAGTACCACCACCGCCACCACTAGAAACATCTATATAACCTTTAACGGCTGTATAAAGTGCATCAATATCAGCAGTAACAGGACTTGTAACCTCACTAAATGGAATAGTTATATAAACTTGCCCTCTTTGGTTACCGTCATCATCTGAATCATCGTAAATATTAATGTTAGTACCTCTTTTAAGAAGTTTAACGTTATTGTGTTTGATATAAGTAACCGCTCCTCCGAAGTCTACCTCTATACCGCTAGTTAAATTTGTAATTGTAGCCATTAATCTATAAAGTTTCTAATTGATAAATAAAGAGCATCTACGTTAGCTGTAGCTGGATTAGTTACCTCAGCACTGGTAAATCTTAAAGCGTTAGCTCCTGATCTCCTTTCTGAGTTATCGTAAATGCTTAAAGTTGTTGCTGATTTAAGAAGTTTAACATTACCATATTTGATAAAGTAAACACTACCACCATTATCGGTAACCTCTATACCGTCTGTATTATTAATTATTGTTGCCATATTTTTAGATATACGGCTGATAGTTGGATATAACTAATGTACAAAAAAAAGAGGGTAATTAAACCCCCTTTATTAAAATTATTTTGTTTATTGGAAATTATTGCGTATAAACTTTACTATTATCCTGATTAATAACAAGGTAAACAATAAGCCTATTAAACTCATTTCTTAAGCTTTAACACCTCATTTAATACTCTAAAGTCTGCTAATAGTTGAGTATGTGTATTACTTGCTTTATATCTCTCAATACAACCCATTATAATAGTATCAATCTGCTCTATTTGTAGTGAAATCATTTTAATACCGTCCGATCTATCTTTCTTAGCCTCTTTCTTTAGTGGTTTAGATGTCTTTAATACGATTAAATCCGCTCTTATTTGCTCTAATACGATTTCAGCCTTATTAATTAAATCAGGTATTTCTTTAGATGCTTTACTTTTTAGCTCCTCTTGCTGGTTTATTGTTTCTATTTGGCTAACTCTTTGAGATACTAACGTAGCTTTAAAATCTCTCTCATTTTCTAGCTTGTAAACCTCGTTTAATGCAGAGAAACTATCGTAATCAGTTTCATAGGTTTTATTCCTAATCTCAGTTATCCATTTATTTAAAAACTCAATACGGCTTTTAAATACTTCTAACTCTTTCTCTAGTACTTTTTTAGTGGCTAAACTCATTTGGCTTAATGTTAATTTTGTTTTATAAAATCTATTTTTGTTGAGGTTGGTATGTGTCCGATTGCTATATGAATCATTGCTATTTCATCACTTAATCCATCCATTTCCTCCTCAGTTTCAAAGTACTCAGGGTTTAATGCCATTCCTATAATCTCATCCATAACACTAAAATAATAAATTACTTGTTATGAGTGCATATAAGATTAGAATTAATTAAGATTTTATACCCTAATTTCTCAGCATCAGTAAAAATAAAAGTATCACTAAAAGCATTAGCATTTAAATCTAAGTCTACCCTAAACTCTACCTGTTCTAATACCTCTCTACCGAATAAAGTACAACCTATTCCAGTGGCTGTTATTCTAGCATCAGGATCTACTAATAAGTGTCTTAATGGTAAAGTACCTTGCCCCATTATATTGTAACCATGCTCTCTAGTTAGTATTTTCTCACTTCTTACAGCTCTTCTATCAGATGTTGAGGTTAAACATAGTAAGTCCTCCTCCTTTCTAATCTCATAAGTAGCGGTAACTATACTAGCACCGTAAACATCAGCATAGCTAACTAAGTTTTCTATGATACATTCACCAGCAAATACATCAGACTCTAGCATTAATAGGTAATCGTAATCACCATTTAAAAAGTAGTTTCTGATTATGTTTTGATGTCTAGCTAACTCAGATTTAAAGTTACCATTGATAGGCTCGTGAACGGCTTTAATACCGTTTTCCCAAAACTTTTGAACGTGTTTAGGGTCTTTACTATTATCTAATACAAAGATGTCGTATAATGGATATGTAAACGTCTTAATCTGCTCTATAAACTCATCTACGCAATAATCTTTCTTATCTGCTGTAGGCATTGCAACAAGTACTCTATTCATAGCTAGTCGTTAAAGAATAAGTTTAATATATGTTCTGATGATTCATTACCAGTAACACTAGTTCTTAACCACTCCTCAATATTAGATAAACGTACTTTTAACTCTTTGTTTTCTTTTAGTAGGTTTTCGTTAACCTTAGAGTTATCTGTTTTAATCAACTCCCTATCTTCATTTCTAGGTAATCCAATTTCACTTATATAATCTAGTGTGCCTAGATAATCCCAATTAATAACATTATTACTTATATAAATAATATAAGGAAAGCCTATGTCATTAAAGTTGTTAGATAAAGACGGCTTAAAGTCAATAGGGTAAACATCAGTAGACCATCTGTAACCCTCATTACCTAAGTTTTCTAGTGTAATTTGCTCTTGCTGTTTGTTTTCAATCTTAATAGTCATAGTGTTTAGTTTTTAGTGTTATTATAAGACCATCTTATACTATCATTAATTATCACTAACTCATAAGGAAATCCTCTAAAGTGATTGCTTAGTGATAGTTTCCAGTCCTCAGGGTAAACATCATCTACCCATAAAAAACCCTCATTACCTAGTCTAGCTAGTGTTTCTTGCTCTTGTTCTTTGTTGTTAATCTTAATAGTCATGTTGTTTTTGTTTAGTGTGAAGTGCTAATATAGTAATAAATTATTATAACTCATCTATTAAAGCATCTATTAACTGTTCATCATTTTGAAACTCTAAGGTAGTACATACCTCGCTATACTCGTCAAAGTATCGCATTTCAACCCTTACCAGGTTATCAGATATACCAAGTAAATAGTATTTAACATACTGCCCTAAAATATCATATCTGTAAAGCTCACAGGACTCTAATACTTGATCTATAAACATTGTCCTATCCATTATCTGCTACGTTTAGAGTTTTTATGTGCTAACTCTTGAGCTTCATACTTTAAAGTGTCTTGAGCTGTTTGTATGCTTATATACTGCATTATATCCCACACATTGGTATCGTAAACACTTTCTAATGGACTTAACCCCTCTTTCGTGTAAATACCTTTCTCAGATAGCTCATAGGCTTTAATTTGCCAATAAACATTTTTAACGATTGTTTCTGATGCTGAGCCGATTGGTTTTCCGCTCTTTCCGTTAAAGATGTTAGGGTAGAACTTTGTAATTTGTTGATATGCGAGTCCAAAAAAAAATATGCTTTATATGCTTCTGATACTGGTAATTCTAAAAACTTCTTAGATCTTGTATCTATTTTAAGCTCATTATACTCCTCATCCTGATGCTTTCTAAATAGTATTGCTGTAATCCTTGCAATGTATTACCACTTTCTGTATTGCTTTTTTTGAAACAATGTAGATAATGCTTGACTTTCTGCAAAGTGTTTGAATGTAGCACCGCCTAAAAGCTTCTCTACTCCTCCAGCTGTTTTAGCAGATTCTATAAAAACATAGTCTATACCCTCAAAGTTGATAGTATCAGACGAACCAACCTCAGCCTCTGTCGGCTCTCCTAAAAACTTTCCTACTAAGTTAAACAGTTCTATTAGTGAAGTATCTTTAGAATCCTTTATTTCTATCTCAGACTCTAAGTAATCTCTAGGTATGTCTGAAAATATTAATATCCAATCAATATAGAACTCTAATAACTTAACCTCGCTTACTGGTGTATCTTCTTTGTCTGAATAAATATACTGCTCTAACCACTTTGGCATAGCATCAATATAATCTTGAGCTATAGACATTTGCTTTATAGTATTGTCAGCCCATTCATTACGTAATTTATATTCTTTGTCTAGGATAGTTACGGTTATCATTATAGATTTTTAATAATAGTATTAATAGTGAAAGCTGCCTTATTTAGTTTTGCACACGCTGAGGTGTTTAAATTGATACCTCTTTCCTCTTTTACTGCTTTCTCAATAAAGTTTACTGTTTCTGTTAGTTTATCCTTTAGAGATACTTTTACAGGCTTAACCGCTTTCTTTTCTACTTTCTTTTTAACTGTTTTCTTTTCCATAGCGTAAATATAAATATTATTTAATAAAGTTAATCTTTTGATAGTGTTTTAAGCCTTTGTAAGACTCGTTAACGAAGCCACGACGCCCTAGTTTAAAGTTGTTCTTTATCCAGTTACTAGATGGACTTAAAGCTGGATAGTTAAAGTAATAGAAATCATCACTAGTACACATATCCATTAAAAGTTGGTGAGAGTCTCCTTTACAGAAAATTATTAACTCAGCATCTTTGTAAATCTTATTTTGTTTTAAATACTGGTCAATCTTATCAACTCCTTTTAAATCCAGTTGAGGCTTAAAACCAAACTTTAAACTCTTATCATCCTTTCCATGACTTATCACAAAGCAAATTTCTTTAACAAAGTAATGATTAATAAATTTCCTGTGATTGGTTACTGTTACGTTTTTAAATTGTAACTCCGCAATCTGTTTGAAAGCTTCATTAACAAAGTAACCAAAAGCACCCGAATGATTATCGTTACAAATGTTATTAAAATGTATTTCTTTATAACTACCTATTAAGCCATAAAGTATTTTAAGCTTAAATTCTAGTGCATAATCAAAAGCCTCCTCATTAGTCATATTTTGAGGTAGTGCATGACCGCCTCTAGTTGTTTGAGCGTTAAAACCGTCTAGTAAATCCCCTAACTCATCTACATAAAGAATATCACTTTCTTGCTCCTCTAAAGTCTTATCTATTACTATCTGAGCTGTTTTAAATAGTTCTTTCTTATCCCACTCAGCTTTATACATAGTATTGTTATCTATGTCAGTGTCCATTCCTATATGAACATCTGTTATAATAAGCTTATCAAAGTCTTTAAGATTGGTACTTTTGTATGTAACCGTATCATATCCATAAATATCTAAAGGGTTAATATACTTCTCTATGATACTTTTAAAGTCAAAGCTTTCAACAGCCTCCTCTATTGTTTCTTTCTTTGGAGCGTATTGAATCCATTGCTGACCAGTAGTCTTAGATGTGCTTACCTTAATTACCTCAAAGTTATCAGGTACTTCAATCGGTTTACTTTGTAGCTTTTCTGTGCTGGAGATTGTACGACCGTTTTTGTCTAACTTCTTAATAGTTTCTACAAACTTTCTTTTGTTTGGTGTAGTTCTAAGGGTTATTAGTTCTTTGTGTTGTTCTTCTGTTAATCTATGTCTGTTATCTTTTTTTACTTTTAACCCTAAAAACTCAATCTCTGACTTATTTAGTCTAACCCTAACTTTATCTCCCATCTATTAGTTTTGCCCCTAATGTAATAAATTATTTTTGATTTGCGAATTGAGAATAATCAATTTTAATAGTGCAATGTAGTACACTTAAAGTGTTGTTTATAAAGTATTATAGTTTATTTATATGAATTAGTGTAATGTATAGCACTTTTTAATAGTAAACTTATGACATAGCCCTAACTTTTTTACGTCTGTTTGTATTTCTATCAATAGCCATTATTAAAACGTCTACCATATCATCGTGTTTAGCATTAGGAAAGCCTTTAAGCTCATTTAAAAAGTTATCTATATATCTACCGTCTAACATACTTACCCTACCGCTCTCAACAAAAGCGGAGATACTACTTGCTCTACTAATTTTATCCTGAGTTGGTGGTTTATCCTCCATTATATTTAATCCAGTAGACCGTTTAAGCATCTGCACAATACTTTTACCACTTGCTTTAGGCTCTACATATATACGGCTTCTATTACTGTAACCGTTTACTATTGTAAAGTTTTGAATCTCTTTAATTAGCTCAGGAAATTCCATACGAACGGCTCTTACCTCTCTTATGTATAGCTCGTTATTGTGGAAAGCAGCGCATAACATTGCTGTAGCATCATTCTCTTGTTTATTAGTGTATGCGGTATCTAAATAGAAATCCCACTTTAACTGATCTAATTTAAGATTATTAGGTAATTCTTTAATAGTGTTAAACCAATCACCCTTAAAGATACCTCCCTCACTTGGTGATGGTAACTGTGAGTATTGACCACTATAACCATACGAACCTAAACCAATTCTAAAGCCATCTAAGACGTTTTTACTTAATCTTTGTGGAAATAGTAAACCATCAACATAAAGCTCTTGTAATTCAATTGGTTTAACGTTATCAGATAGTTCAGATGGTAAACAGATGTGCTCCCAATTATGCGGTTCTTTCTCTAATAACATTCCTGTCATATCATTCTCGTGTAACCTTTGCATAATTACAATAAAGATACCTTTGTCAGGATTGTTTAATCTACTTCTTAGAGTTTCATTAAAGAATCTATTAGCGTTATCTCTTTCTACTTCTGATCTTGCTAACTGTGGGTTTTGTGGGTCATCTATTACTATTACATCAGCACCCATACCTGTAACCGTTCCACCTGTTGAGGTAGAGTAACGTAAACCTCCGTTAGTAGTTGTATACCTACTTTTGGTATTCTCATCTTTTGATAGTTTAATATCAGGAAAATGCTCTATAAACCAATCAGACTCTATTAGCCTCCTGGACTGAGTAGAAAGCACTATAGATAAACTTGCTGAGTAACTTGAACTAATAAACTGTATTGAGTCTTTTAATATCCAACAGTAAACACTAAAGAAAACATTTACTAATTCACTCTTTAATGTTCTAGGTGGTACATTAATTAAAAGATGTTTATCTCTTTCTCCTCCGTTTACTATTCTCTCTGCCTCTACTTGTAACCTATCACATAGTAATTTAATATGCCAATTAGGTATAAGCTCTTGCCCATTGTGAAGTGTTTTAAAAGCGTCTAAGCTAAAATCATAGAAAGACTTCTTATATAACTCACTCTGTATCTTTGTCAGGTTTAACCCCTTTAATAATTGTTCTAAGTGTTTCTGCATCTAGGTTACTATAATCAAAAGTGGTTTCTACTTTCTTCTCTTCTTTAATTTCTTTTTTATCAGCCCAGCCAAAACGGTTTTTCATATTCATGTACCAACCAGTATAAGAAAAGTCTCTATTGTCTAACTCTGTACGACCTTTTCCTAACCACCAAGCCTCACAATATCTCTTACACTTTTTTATGGTGTTCAAAAAATGCTCATCTCTTTCACTTAAAGCCTTTAAAGTATTCCTACTTATATCTAACTCTACAGCTATTTCTACTATGCTACCTCCTTTCTTTGCTAGGTTAATAATAGACTCCTCCCACTTATCAGGTAAGTCTTTTAATTCTATTCTTGGTCTGCCTTTACCTTTCTTCATATTTATTACTTTTTGAAATATTATCCCTAGCCCATAAGCATTGTAAGTTATCAAATGCCCAAGCTTTTTTAATTTCTTTATCTTTCGTTAAATCAAACAATGATAAAGGCTTAATATGATCTACATGCCATAATCCGTAATTATCTAAAGTCATTCCGTCTTTTAGCTTTGAATTTACACAATTAAAATACTCTTTAGGTGTATATCCAAAATATTCAAATGTCTTTTTACTTTTAGCTTTACCTTTTTGTCTTAAATGATACCCTAAAAGATTTCTTGCTGAAACAGCAAACTTATTAGATTGATATTCTTTTTTACCATCTCTTCTTTCTCGTCGTTTTCTATTTCTCTCTTCTCTTACATCACTATTGTATTCTTTAAAAGATTTCTTAGATAAACTCCTTCCTTTATTTATTAATTCCGAAAACTCCTTTTCTTCTACTAACCATCTATCCCATAAATCATTAGAAAATGACTTTCTCCACTCCCAAAACATTGCTTTTATTTCAACATCACTAGCCCCCTCTTTATACTCTTTTAATACTATATCGTACCAGTCTTTTGGAAAGTCTTTTTTTGACTCTTCAAATTCTGATTTCGGTCTACCTACTTTTTTAGCCATCTTATTTATGATCAGGGTTCTTTTTAAAATACTCATCTTTTACCATACTTACTTCGGTATCATTCAAAAGTAAATATCTATAACCGTCATTCTCTATCTTATTACTAAAGGTAAAAGTATCATCTGATTTAAGAACTTTATACCATTCACTCTTATAATAAAACTTATCACCTACCTTAACTTGATTAACTTTCATAGTGATTTAAATATACTAAAAATATAACAGTATTGTAAAAGAACATTTTCTAAAAAGAAAACGACGCTCAAGCTTTCTTTACAAGGTTGTTGTAAAACATTAAAACGATTTCACAACAACGGGTATAGAAAATAAATTAAACTCGGTTAGTTCTTCTATTGCAGCTTCTATTCCAAGTCTAAACATTTCTTCTTCCGTTTCTCTTCCATTTGTATTTTGTAGGTGCATTGTTTCAATCCATTCTACAAGTTCTTCTTTTGTTTCAAATTTTTTCATTTCAATTCCGTTTAATTTACTTTCCATACCCAAACCGTTAAAAATAACGGGGGAATACTTCATTAACTTAAACCCGTATATCTGTGAAGTCTATTAGATTAGTGCGCAGCTAACCGTATATTTTTAACACAAAGTAATAACAATTAAAAAAGTTATTACTTTAACCGTTATTTTACTAAGTATTGATCTGTTACACTCCTATTAAATTCTCTAACTACTTTTGTAATCTCATCTACTATTTCAATCTCTCCATTTTTAGCTAACTCATCCTCTAAAGGTACTGCTATTCTTTCCAGCTCATGGACAAACTTATTACCGTAATGCTTTAACTGTTTTGAATATAACTTAGTTTCTTTTAAGTCCTCAATATCCTCTAACAATGCAATAGAGTTAGCTAGGAATCTCAATGCTGTAAATCTGTAGTAATCTTTATCTTTTACCATTTTTCGCTCTTTGTTCGTTTACCTTAATTTTATTTTTAATCTCTTGCTCTATATCTATGTTATAATGTTTAGCAAAGTTAAGACATACCATTATAACATCAGCTAACTCTTCTGGTAAGTTGCTATACTGTTTAGGCTTTAAAGCTTCTTTATTTAACTCTTCTACCTCTTCATCTATTTTATCTAAAAACTCAAAAAGAGTAGTAGAGGGGGCTATTAACCCCCGATCTACTATACTTTTATAATTTGCTTCTATTAAGTCTTTCATTAGAATAAAGTTAATACTGAGTTTTTTTCTAAATCAAAAGCTTTATGATTATGTACATTCATATTAAAATAACTGTTTTTTAATTCTATGTTTATACTTTTTCTATTCATTTTTAAAGCTTGGCATCCCTCAGAGCCAACTCCTCCAAAAGGACTAAAACAAACATCTCCAACATTTGACCATAACAAGTAGCAATTTCTTATAACACTTAATTGAGTAGGTGTCATATGTTTTTCATCTTTATTTCCTTTTGCTTTTCTAAAATTAGAAATAACATCAGATTCATTAATATCCATCCATACTGGCTCTGCTAGTTTACACCATAAGTCAAAATCAATATCATTTTTAATTTTAATTTCATTAATTCCAGGCTTTCTAAAAGTTATAACATAATCCGCTAGTCCTGGTCTATTAATTGAACTATCTCTTTTAGTTTGACCATGCATTAATTGTACATTTTTAGTTCTAACTGCTGCAAGTTGAGGATTCTTTCTTATCATTTTTTCAGCATGAAATATAAATCCATTTTCTTGAAATAATCTGATTAATTCTCCTCTAAAGTCTATTATTGATAAAAAGCCATCTTTACCTATTGAAGTAGTGCCTTGCATAATATGCATAGATAATAATCTACCGCTTTTCAAAGTTCTAAACAACTCAGGAACTAAATATCTAAAATGATTATAAAACTCATCACTGCTAGTTACGTTAGATAGATCTCTTGGATCATCAGAATAAGTATATAAATCTTTAAAAGGTGGTGAAAAAAAAGAATAATCTACGCTATTATCTTTTATTTTTTTTATTTCTTCATTACAATCTCCATTAATTAACCAGTAATCTTTTTCTTTTACTTCTTTTTCTTTTACGTTTATTAATTCTACTTCAGATTTGTAATTTGAGTCACTTGAATATTTAGCCATTTCTCTTTGTTTTTCTTTATGTTTTTTTTCTTTTTCTAAAATTGATTTTCTAACATTAAGTTGCGATTCGGGTACTAGTAAATGTACTTTAACTTTTTTAGTTTGACCAAATCTATAACATCTTCTAACAGCTTGATAAAACGCTTCAAACTTAAAATCATAGCTTGTAAATATCATATTATGGCATTGCTGGTAATTCATACCAAAAGATGCTATTGATGTTTTAGTAATTAATCTTTTAAACTCTTCTCTTGCAAAACCATTTAAATTATTAGCTTTTACCTCAGGTTTATCAGATCCTTGAACATTAATACTATCAGTTAAAACTTTGTTTAACTCTTTCGCTTCATCATTTTTTAATGTCCAAATTATAAACTGTTCATTAGGTGTTTTATTAATAATATTAACTGTTTTATTAATTCTTTTATCTAGACTTCTTTTTAAATCTTTATGTAAATCAGTAGCAGAAACTGCAACATCACCAAATAAATTATTGGTAGTATTCTCTACTGGTATTATATGCTCAATATATTCTATTTCGGGCAAGTCATAACCATCATGATTAAAACCTAATGTTTTAGGGTTATCAATTGAAATACTCCATTTACAAGTATATTTCCAAAAATCATCTTTTGCGTGTTTTCTTAATCTCCACTTATCATTACTTTTTATTTTTTGATCTTGAACAAAAAACATAGACTTCATATTGTCATATGTATCAAATCCTAAAAACTCTACGTGCTGACCTAACTCCATGTGATCATTTGGTGATGGTGTAGCTGTACAAGCTAACTTATAAGGAGTCATTTTAAAAGTATCAATAATATATCTTGATAGTTTACCATCTCTACCTTTTAAAATACTTGATTCATCTAAAACTACACCTGAATAAATAGAAGTATCAGTATTTTTAAGCTGTTCATAGTTTGTAATATCAAAGCTATCTAAGTTAATATTAAACTTTACTGCCTCTCTTTTTGTTTGCTCTACTACTGCTAAAGGAGCTAATAATAAAACCTTTTGCCCTGTATAATTAAATACTTCTTCAGCCCAACTTAACTGCATTAGTGTTTTACCTAAACCACAATCAGCAAATACAGCAAACCTACCTTTTTTAAGGGCTGTTTTTACAGTAAACTTTTGAAAGTCAAATAAGCTAGTATTTAATGCTTTTTCTTCTATATCAAATCCACTTGATACATGACTTTTCTCTTTTGTTTTTAAAAATTTTTGATAGTCCATAGTTTATAAATAGTATTGTTTAACTTTTACAAATTCTCCATATTTGTTAGATACATCTAACCATACATCCTTAACCTTAATACCCTCTTTTCTAAGATCGCATATCCTTGACGCTAATCTGTAAATTCCTAGCTCATTCCAAGCCTTTAACGGGTTGATGTTGTTACCCTCTTCTAGGTAGTTTAATAACCTTGTTTTTTGATTCATAATGTTTAATTGTTTTTGTGTGTATGCAAATCTAATA